GCTGATAGCGGCGTGGTGGAGCTCGTCGGCATGAGCTACAGCGACCTTGAAGCGCATATCGAGCCTTACTCGATGGAGCGCATTAGCGACTCGAGCCGCATGGCCCGGCTTGGCGCCGCGGCAGAGCGAGCGGTCGCCCTCGGTCAAGTTATGGCGCAAATGCCCTGGCTGAACTGGGAGGAGATCGTTCAGGACGTAGGCAACGCATACAACATGCCGGACTACGCCAGCCGCTTCAATTGGCCGGTGTTGCAGCAAATGTGGGAGCAGGGCGGCATGGCCGTTGAATCTCCTGGGACTGCCAGCGGCGCCAAGATCGCATCGGTTGCCCCCCCGGGCACGCAATCTGTCAGGGTGACGCAGCCTTCCATGATGCCAGGTGATGAGCCCAGTGGGCGATCGGCTGGCCAGGTAGCAAGAAGGGACGCTCCTGATGCAGTATGAATTTATGGACCTGGAGACTGGCGACTACCTGGTGATTGATATGCACCCGGATGAGGTATGCGCCATTGGCGAATCAATGAGCTATATCGACGGCCAAGTCGTAAGGGTGCCAAGCGTGCCGGCCACCTCGATGGTGCGCCGCAACGTGGCCTTTGTGTCGCGCAGCGAGCCGCGAACATGGAATGGCGAAGGGCCTGACCCTGCGCCTCGCCGTGACGCAAGCGGGCGTCCGGTGTTTCACAATCGCCGGGAAGCCGTGCAATACGGCCATGCAACCGGACACCCCTACGACGAACTATGAGCGACGAAATCGAAAACGCTGCTGACGCGGCCGTGGATCAGTACCTGAGTGGCATCACGCCGCGGACGCAGGGCAGCGATCCTGGAATGGATGATTCCGAGCACGCCGGCGCCAGAACCGAAGATCAAATGGACACGCTCTTGGCCAACCTCATGGCCGAGGAAGCGCTTACCAACTCTGTCGATCCGGCCGATGAGCTGCCGGCCGACCCAAACGAGGAGTACCAGTATGAAGAAGCCGGACTACCAGGCGAAGAGGCAGGCCAACGCAGCACGATCAGCAGCACTCAAGAAGAAGAAGATCAGCGGCATCCTGAAGAGCAAGGGCTTCCAGGCGAAGCCGTCAGCAAAGGACATGCTCAAGAAGAAAATCGCGATGAAGGGCAAGAAGAAGTACAAGCCGCGCAACTTGGGCAACAATATGGGCAAGCTCTAGCAGTTCTGACCCAGAACGGGTGGACGCCGGCTGATGTTCTTCAGCTAGACCAAGCCGTCGCTATTGAGACGGCAAACGCCCTTACGGGCGATGACACGAATCAACCGCAGGACGGTGAAGCCCCCTCGGCATCCGAACCTCAGGCCCTTCAGTTCGACATGGGTGAACTGACTCAGGCGCTTGAACCGGAGCTGGGGGAGGAGGCCACAAGCGCCCTCGTCAAGTTTCTAGGTGAGGCCATTGCGCCCGGGATTCATGCACGACTCCAAGAGCTTGAGTCGAACGCTGCCTGGTTGCGTAGCCAACACCTGGAGCAAGTGACGCAGGGCGCGCGTGCGAAGCTCCAAGGTAGCTACCCCGACCTTGCGGATGACGATGTTTATGTGCGAGTCAAAGACCGCATGCGTCGTCTTGCCACTACCGGCGAGTACGAGAGCATCGAAACCCTGCTGGAGCACGCCTCCAGAATTGAAATTCCTCAAGCTGCAAAAACAACGCGGGTGGATCGCTCGCGCAAGCAGCGTGGCCAGATGACGCCGCCTGGTCAAGCCAAGCCGAGAGGTGTGGTTTCCAAAGAGGATCGCGAGGACGCGGTGTTGAACGCGATTTCCAGCCCTGGCTATGAAGGCAACCCGCTTGCCGTTCGCCGCCAGGTCTACGGTCGCTAACCAACTGAAAACCCATGAGTATTACTCTCTTCAACGACTTCATGACGGCCACTGACCAGACCGTGCTTACGAGCGCGAAAGAGCTGGTCAACGAAGCCGTCGAGCGTAGCTACACGTTCAAGCATCTGATGCGTGGCCAGCCCGACACCGAAGTGGTGCAGGGCGGATCCAAGATCACGGATCAGATCATGTTCGATGACCAATCCACCTACGAGCAGGTGGCGCCGAACCAAACCTTCAACTGGAGAAACCCGCAGTCGCTCGAGCAGTGGGAGATCAACTGGCGCTTCGGGCTGGACCACATGGTCTGGACCGACCATGAGATCGAGCTCCAGGTGCCGGCCGGCCTGACTAGAACTGCGCGTTCGCGCATCTACAAGGACCTGAAGCACAAGAAGGAGCGGAGCATGGCGACTTCGCTCATCAACGGACTCGAGGCCGAGCTTTGGGCTCTGCCGGTGTCTGCGGAGATGGAATCGGCTACGGGCAAGGCCCCGTACTCCATCCCTGCGCACATCAACGAGTACGCTGAGGGCAAGTATCCGGGCTGGACGACCAAGCAGGGTCTGCTTGGCGGCACCGGGTCTGGCGAGATTTCAGCGTGGCAGCCGACGCAGATTGGCTACACGTACCAAGACCTGGCGGCTATCACCACGGAAGAGCCGCTGTCCAACCCCAACGTCATTGCCGCGTTTGACGAGGCATATCTGACGATTGGCTACGACGAGCTCCCGGGCTACCCCGGCATGGCTGAAGCGCCGAGCAACGCCAACATGATTCTGGCGTCGCTGGCCGGTGTGAACCTGTATCGCCAGGCCCTGCGAACCGGCAACGACACTTACGTTACGCCGGACCGCCAGGACCCTGCCTACATGAGTCCGAAGTACGCGGGCATTCCTGTGGTCTACGCCTCCAAGCTGGACACGGCGGCTCTGTACTCGACCGACACTTCGTCGGCCGGCAACGAGGTGACTGAGCTTGATACTGGCCTTACCGGTGCAGGCAACGCCCAACACGACGGCCCCCGGTACTACTGGATCAACCGCAAGTACTTCCGCCCGACGTTCCACTCGCGCAGGTATATGTACAAGCACCCTGTGCGCGTGCACCCGAACCAGCCCTCGACCCACGTTCAGGTTGTCGATTGCTGGCACAACTACCCGGTGCAGTCGCTTCAGCGGCACGCCATCGTCTACCCCAACGGCTGATCTAGCTCAGGAGAACTGAAATGACTTTCCTCATTCCCCCGACTGGAGGCCCGGGCAAAGGTCTGCACTTTGGACAGACCGGCTCTGTGACGCTGACCAACTTGACCGGCGGCGCAGTGTCTCTTGGCGAAATCGTCGCTGTGGACCCCGGGGACACCGCCAACACGGCGACTCCGGGCAACGACTCCCGGTACGCCATTGCCATTACGCCTGACGCTCAGGTGGGCCTGTTCTATGGCGTCGTGACCAAGGCCGGCGCGAACAACGCCGACATTCAGGTGACGTTTACTGGACGTTTCCAGAACGTGGCCATCACGGGCACGCCGGCGGCGGGCTCGCGACTCGCTTCGACTGGTTCGGACAAGACGCTTCAGGCCGTGCAGGCTGACGACCTTTGCATTGCCTACTCTGAAACCGCAGGCGTGGGCGGGCTTGTCGATGTTGTCTTCGACGGCATCAACGGGTTCGGCCAGGGCGGCGGTTCTTGATCTGACAACTACGGGCGGCTCCTTCGGGGGCCGCCCCCTCCTGCTGTACTGGCCCACCTGACACTATGAGCTACCACGCACGCGGACTTACGGCGTCCAATGCCATTGAGCACGCTAGGTACACCGTCTTCGGTGCCGGCGCAGAATTTCCCGCGCATATCAGCCCCATTGGCCTGGTCAACGAGGCCGGCGAGTGGCTGGTGTCGGCGCATCAGTGGGCATGGACGACCAGCCGGGTAATGACGCTCGGCACTACGGCGGGCCAAGATCGCGTGCCGCTGCCGGATGACTACGGCGGCGACCTGGCTGAGCAGCAGTCAAACAGTCTCGTTGCTCGACTGCGACTGACCGACGTTGCCACGATCATTGACATGAAGGCGCACGATCCTGCCACCTCGCAGTTGATCACGTACGCCGCAGTCAACTACTGGATCCCCCCGGAAGGTGGGGAGCCTGTTCCGCAGCTGCTGCTGCACCCCACCCCAACAGTCACAACCGAGGACGCGTTTACGCTCGTCTACACGGCCAGGTGGCAGTACCTGCACGACCCGTCTGACCTGCTGGTCATGCCGGGGTACTGCGTGACGCTGTTCCTCGAGGTGCTGGTCGCCATTGCGCGCGGGCGCATGGAAGAGGATCAGGGGTCCGTAGCTACGCGCCTACAAGGGCTGATGATGTCCGACCTGATGAGCGCGGCCAAGCACGCGGACCGACGGACTCAAAGCGACATGGGCCGCATGCGCCACACGCATACGTCGCTAGGCATTCCGCCGGTGCTGACGACCTTCCCGTATAACTGGACATACGCTAACGGACCTTCCTGATGGCACAGGCTGAGTTCCCCAAAAGGGGCCTGAACGACGACACGCCGTTTGGCGAGCAGCCGGCAATGACGACTCGGGATGCGCTCAACGTGCGCACCATTGATCCGAGTACGGGCCGCAGCCGAGGAGCTCAGCGATCAGGAACCACCAAGTTCTTGCAGGGGGCCCTCAACGGGGCGCAGCCGGTGCAGGCCCTGGCGCAGACGATGCGCCCAAGAAACCAGTTTACGCTGACGAACCTGGGGTCCAACAACCTGACGACGACTACGGCCGCTTCGGGGTCCGTGGAAATTACAGGCACCATCACGATCCGCACGGCCATTCCGGGCTTCACGGTCGGCGACCGCGTGACAATCAGTGATGGCACCACCGCAATCACGTTTGAGGCCAGCTTTCAGGATGACAACGCCAGCGATAGTTCGTACGTGGCGTGGGAGGCCAACCCAAACAACGCGCCGCTGACGATGGCGCGGTTCGCGCAGAAGATCAACGAGCAGTCCTTCAGCATTGGCGCAGCGGTGGACTCGACCAACTCGTCCAAGGTCCTGCTGCAAAACACCGACGCCGGCAGTGGCGCGCTGGGCAACGTGGCTATTGTGGTCCAGGAGGATCTGGTAACGACCGACTGGGCCGCTACCGGCATGTCTGGTGGCACGGGCGGTGGCGACGACAACACCATCGAAGTGGAGTGGCAGCGCCGTCCAGCTGACGCAACTGAGACGAGCTGGATTGAGCTCGATGGCAACAACGTGTGGACCATCACGGACCGCGGTGTGGCTGAGCTCTACAACCCGGACGGCGTGCTGGTCAACAGCATCGCACCGCGCATCCCTGAGGGGTTTACCATCGTCAACCGCGTGGCCGTGGCCAGTGACAGCTCGGTCTATCTGGCGTGCAAGTCTGACGATGGCAAGGAAAGCCGGGTGTGGCGGTTCTACGCCCAGACGGACGTGTACGACGAGAAGTGGGAGTACGAGCTCCCCGGCACGGTGCGGCAGCTACAGGCCGCATTCGGCGCTCTGTATGTGGTGTCCGACTGCGCGGACATTGATGGGTCCGAGTACGAGAACACGCCGCCCGGGATCTTTGTTGGCCTAACGGGCCTGAGCCTTAGCACGCCGCTAGAGGCGTTCCGTAACGAGTGTCCTATGCCCGTCACTAGCATGGACATTTCCAACCAGGGCCTTGTGGCGATGGCGCACCCGGCTGCGTCCAAGCGCGGTTTTCGGTCAGCGTCAGTCGAAACCCCGGCATCTAGCGCCCCTGACCTGTGGACGCCTTGGGATCTGACCAACTACCGCGAGCGACTGTACTTTTGGTGTCGCGCAGAGGATGCGGTGGATGAAAACGGCAGTCTGATTACAGACATTGGCGATCGCGTTGGCGCTGTGCCTGAGCATCGCCTGTCCCCCCCGGATGGCTATGAGCTGCCGTATGACGACACAGATCGTCGCCTGGTGGCGTCTTCTGACCGCCTAGCGCCTAGCTGGCGAACGGAAAACGGGGGCCGGCCGTATCTAGCGTTCAGCGCAAATACAGCTGAAGGCACCTCGCCGTCGGCCTTGGCCGGCACCGTGCTTGTTTCCAACGGTGACAACTCTGTAGGCAATAAAGGCGCAGACCCGGAAAGCAAGCTGCCTAACCAGCAACGGCCGATCCCTAGTGATGACTCACTGTCATGGGTGACTAGCTTCCTGTTGCGGTTGCCGTCAAACACGACTGACCAACAGGTGTTTTTGAGCTTCGAGCAGGGCATTAGCGGTGGCCCGGACTTCGGAATCATTATCAATACAGAAGGCGGTCTGTACGCTAGTACGCTGGTCGATGGCGAAAATTCAATTTGGGTGGATGTAGACCCTAGGCAGCTTGTAGCCGACGACATCAACAACTCTGGTGACGCAACGTCTACGAAGATCGTTCGGTACTCCGACGAGCCAGGCCGCAGTGGATCAGCTCGCATGGCGCTAGTGACGCTAGTGTGGCATAGGGATCTGGCGCAAGACAGGTGCGTTGTCAGAGTCAACGGGCGTCACGTCGATACGTTTCGTGGCGTGGATAGGTGGGGGGGGTCAAATGGCAACTTTAGCATCGGTTGCCGTCGAGCCGCCGCAGATGGCGTTCCCGCCGACGACGTGTACGAAAACAGCAGCGTAGAGCAGTGGAACAGCTTTACAGGGCGGCTTTATGAGTGGGTCACGGTTCTGGGGGACAGCAACAACGGCGTCACCGCCAACCTAGACGAGATTCCGTGCCCCCGCCCTGACGCAGCCAGCGGGCGCGGCGCAATTGGTGGGCTGGACATTGGCTATGCAGACAGTGGCTCCGTGCCGCATCACGATGGCCGAGACAATCCAACCTCTGCCACAGAAGTCGAGCTCCTTGAGGGCTACCTGGCGCACAAGTACGGCGTAGCGTACATTCTCCCGCGCAGCTCGAGCTCTGGGGATCCCAGGTCCAGCTTCGGCTACTACGAGGCACACCCGTTTGGCGGGCCCGGCTGGTTGCCTGAGGGGCCGAACGCCACAAGCAAAAGCGCGTTCTACAGGCGCCAATGGACCAACGGAATGACGTTCTGGTCTGCCGGCGGCAACCTCATCGGCGGCTTGACCGGGGCGGGGATGTCTAGCGGTGTCGGGTGGGATGGCGAGGCAAGGCTGGTGTCTGGTGGCAAAGCCCAGGCCAAGCGCGGAGAGAGCCTCGACAACGAAACCTCAACGGCCTATCGGCGCACAGTCTTCTTTGGCAGCCGCGCAGTCACAGGCAAGTGCGCTACGGCCACGATTGACATTTCTGCCAGCGTTAGCGTGGGGGCGACACTGACGCTGACTGACAACAGCAGCATCGTTACGTTCGAGTTCACCAATACTGCGCCGACGCCAGGCAACGTGCGGGTTGATACGTCGGTGACGGCTACCAGCCAGGACACCAAGCAGCGCCTCATTGCGCTAGAGTTCTTGGACCGCCTAGATGAGTCTGCACTGGACATCGTCGGCTTCATGCACGGCGAGCAGAACGATGGCTCAGACGAGCACTCTGTCCAGTTGATTCAGGAGCAGATAGGTGTGGTCCGCGAGCTCAACATCGCCGTGACTGGCACGGGCCTTACTGCGCCGACGGCTTTCTCGGGAGCGGAGGACACGCCGGATGGCGGTTGGCTGGCTCGGGTGCCTGACGATCTTGATCGGTTGTCGGTAGACCCCGCCGTCGGCACCAAGATCCGGTTTGACTCTGCCAACAACATCTACCTGCCAGATACGACGCTCACTAGCGTCAACAGCATCGTGCGCCGCAGCAAGGACACTGGTTCTGTGCAATGGCGCTACTTGTTCCTGGGCAGCGAAACGGCCAACGCCGTCATTCCGCTTGGAGACCCGTTGTCGTACGCAGGCGCCAGCCTTGACGGGCCGGAGTTCGTGTTTGCTGCCAGCCGCAACGGGCCCATTGAGAACGACACTCTGTGGAAGCTGCGCATCCTGCGCGTTGACGAGGACCTGACCGGCCAGTTGTCTACACGCGAAGCTATCTACTTAGGTGTTTGCGGTGGCAGCGTGGTCAAGTTCGAGCGTAACGGAACGGCACAGGCCGTGACCGGCGGGGACAACTTGTTTAGCGCCGGCACGCCGTACATCCAGACTGCGGTTGTGCAGCAGAAGGTGTTCTTCACGGACGGCATTTCTGCGCACTACTACGACGTGGAGGAGGATGCGGTCAAGCCGTACATCAGTGAGTCGCGTGGGGCCCCGCCCGTGCGATTCCGTCTGCTGGCAAGCTGGCGCAACCGCCTGGTTGCTGCGCGGGTGGCTGGCGACGAGACCAACTGGTACATGAGCCGGTCGGGCGATCCGTTCGACTGGGACGAGAACCCGCCCATTGTCGATGCTCAGCAGCCGGTGTCTGGCGATACCAGCAAGGGCCGGGTGGGCCAGGCCCCCGACGTTATCAATGCCCTGGTGCCCTGGTCAGACGACCTGCTGATCATTGGTGGCGACCGCAGTATCTGGCGTATGACGGGAGACCCGATGCAGGGTGGCCAGGTGGACCTGGTGTCAGACTCCACCGGCATGGCCTTCGGCTCGCCGTGGACCAAAGATCCCAACGGCACCCTGTACTTCTTTGGCTCTCGAGGCGGTGTGTGGCGTATGCCGCCCGGTGGCCTGCCTGAGCGCATCACCACGTACAGCATCGAGAGGCGGCTGCGAGACCTAGACCTCGGATCGTTCCGGGTGTCGATGGTGTGGAACTACTACGACGAGGGGCTGCACGTCATTCCGGTGCCGTACAACCTGAGCTCGGTGGACGAGGTGCGCAGCTGGTTCTACGACGCAAAGCACGACGCCTGGTGGGAAGATTCTTGGATGAGCTCCGGCAACGGCGTTACCGCCGTGCTGCTGGTTGATGGCGACCTGCCCGATGACCGCCGCGTGCTCATGGGCTGCCAGGACGGGATTGTGCGCTACGTGGACCCGGCCGCCGTAACCGACGACGAGTTCCCCATCGACAGCCAGGTCCTGATTGGGCCACTGATGGGCCCGTCTGCGGAGCATGAGTCTCGATTTACCCGCATGACTGGCGTGCTGGGCGCGACGCTGGGTCCTGTTTCCTACGAGGTGCTGGTAGGCGAGGACTACGAAACCGCTGAGGTGGTGGATGTCGGGTACTGGAACCCGGGACGCAACCCTATCTCGCCGGTGCGGTGGACTGGGCCGGCGGCATGGATTCGCCTTGCCTCTGCTGAAGCCAACGCGTGGGCGCTAGAATCGCTGCACGTGGACGTGATTCCGACAACCAGAAAGAGGACGCGATGACCGGCCGGGCATTGTCAGGCTCCATGAGCCAGGCGTATGGCGCGAAAGACCCGCGGGTGCGGCGAAACGCGCAAGCGTCGCTAGTCGAGTCGCAGGTTCAGATTGATGCAACGCTGAAGGTTGATGATCGGCAGCGGCTGGGTGTAGCCGGTGCCTCGGACCCTGGGCCTGCGCCCACGGACACTGTCGCCAATCTTGCGGCATACATTGAAACGCTTGTATCTGGGCTGCGATCAGCCGGATTGATTCAGGAGGACTGACATGGTGTTGGGATCATTGTTTGGGAAAGACGGTCTAGACCTCTTCGGCCAAGGCGCGCAAGAAAAGGCCAACAAGGCCAATTTGCAGCAGCTCAAGAACATCCTCAATGAATTGGGGTATGGTCCCGACGCAGACCCATATTCGGCCTATGCCCAAACTACGGCCCTGTACGGTGATGCCGCTCAGGGACTGAAGAATCTGACTGGTAGCGCGTTCAGAACAATTGGCAGGGGCCGTAGTGTTGGCCAGGCCACGTTCAAGGAGTCCATCGCGGCGCTCGAAGCCGGGTTTGCTCAAGGGCAGCAGGGCCTGCAAGACTCGATTGCCGCCACCATTGAAAGCCAAGTTGCCATGCAGAAGCAGGCCATGGCCGCAGCGGCGCAGCAGGGTATGGGTAGTGGCCTACGCGGCACGCCGCAGGGTGCGCAGATGCGGGGTCTAATCGCCGACGCTACGCGCTCGAGCTCGCAGGCATTTGCTGACCTAGCCAGCCAGAGGGGCGCGTTGGGCGCGCAACAAGGCCAGATGATGGGCCAGGCGTACCAGCAGTTTGGCCAGGACCAGATGGCCAGTTACGCGCAGCAGGCACAGTTGCAGCAGAACCTTGGCACGCAACTAGCGCAGCTATACAGCAACCAAGCACAGGCTTACACGGACATAGCCGCCTTGCGTGCAGATGCTCGGAGCGGCTATCAGCACAAAGCTGGCCCGTCGCCTCTTAGTCAGATCGGACAGCTGGCCGGCGGCATTGGCGCTATGGCTATAGGGTTCGGGGGGCTCGGGGGAGCAGGAGCCGCGGGAGCAGCAGCCGGGGCAGCAGGAGCGTAGACGTGGTAGACATCATTCATCAAAGCGGTTTCGGGTACGCGATGCAGGGCTTGGCTGACTTCGTCAAGCCTCTAGCCGAGGGCCTCGAGAAGGGCATCGACCTCAAAGAGAAACGGGAAGCTCAAAAAGAACGCAGCCAGCAGCGCGAGGCGATGCAGGGCATGCAGGCGTACATGCAGCATCTAGCGCGGGGCGAGAACCCGTTTCAGCCGCAACCTGGCCGCGACTGGCTGGACCCGCGACTGGACCCGGACATCATGCGCCTCAAGATTATGGCCGGGGACCGGGCCGGAGAGATCGACAACCTGCTGACCCCGATTGCTGAGCAGAACAAGCAGGGATTCTACTCAGGCGAGCTCCAGAACACGTTGCACGGCGCCGTTGCTGCGGGGATGATGTCTGAGCATGAGGCCCAAGTAGCGCTACAAAGCGCGGAGCAGAGCGGTGACTATCAAGGCGCATACGACCTGGCCTTGCAGGGCATCGGTGAGGCTGAAGTGCGGCAGAAGGCGCACCAGACTTTGGAGATTGAGGCCGGTGCCATTGAGATGCAGCTCAGGCAAATGGGCGCAAA